CCAACGACGAAGGCATCACCGCCGGGTACGTCGACTGGACCATCAACACGGTCGACACCCAGGCCGAAGCGATGACCGCCCTGTCGCGCCTGGATGACTGGCTGTCGCGCATCGTCCCGTCCCGCGTCGGCTCCGGCAGCAACCTCGGCACCGCTGGCGCGCTGCCTGTCGGCGTCAAGGCCATCCTCGGCAACACCACGTCGATCACCCGACTGCGCGGCCTCGCCCGCTGGGCCGGCATGTACACCGCCAACCAGGACGACCTGGGGCGGCGCATCGAGATGTATGGCCCGTGGCACCTCGTCGACATCGGCGACGGCGTTACCGGCTCCAGCCCGATCATCCCGATCGAGACCCGCGACGCCGACGGTGTCGGCGGCGGCGGCAACATCACCGGCCTCACCGACCTGTACGCCGTCAGCTTCGGCCTGGACGCCTTCCACGGCGCGTCGATGGCCGGCTCTCCGCTGATCGAGACCTACCTGCCGGACTTCACCGAGCCCGGCGCGGTCAAGACCGGCGAGATCGAGATGGGCCCCGTGGCGGCCGTTCTCCGCAACGTCAAGGCGTGCGGAGTGTTTCGCAACATTCGCGTTATGTAATTCATCTGAGAAAATACGCCATTTCTGGGAAAATTAAGTAAACCCCGGCACCTGCTGAAACAGGCCCGGGGCGTGGCCACTGCTTTTGGGAGCAAGTGACATGTCTGAGCGTAGCTGTGTCGTTAGCGGTTGTGAAGTGACCGAGAGACTCCGTCGCGGGATGTGCAACGCGCACTACCGGCGAGTCCTCAAAAAGGGGACGATCACACTGTCCCGTCGCCCGAGGGCGGGGAGAATTTGCTCCGTTGACGGTTGTGACAGGCCAGTGGCCAGCAGTGAGTACTGCCAAGCGCACCATCGTCGACGAAAAGTGCTCGATGATCCCCTGCCTCTGGTCCGGATCGGCCCCAGAACCCCGCGCGGCGATGGGTGTGTGATCTGCGGCAAAGGTCCCGTAGTAGGGCGAGGCTGGTGCGCAATGCACTACAGCCGCTGGCGCTTAAAGGGAGATCCGGGACCCGCAGGTCGACTCAATCGCAAAACCGATCCAACCGCTACGGACAAGACATGCTCTAAATGCTCCGAGGTCAAGCTGGTAGCCGAATTCAGTCGGGATCCGCGAACGGCTGATGGCCGGTACGCGGCCTGCAAGGCCTGCGTTGCCAAGACCGCGCGCAACGCGCGGTTCAAGCGCAAGTACGGCATCACGGCTGATGAGTACGACCAGATGCTTGAGTCCCAGAACGGCGTCTGCCTCATCTGCAGCGGACCTCCTCCCAATGGTCGCCCCCTCGTGGTGGATCACTGCCACAGCACGGGCGACGTGCGAGGCCTCCTCTGCAACAACTGCAACGCATTGCTCGGCATGGCTGCGGACGACATCCAGCGCCTAACCGCAGCAATCACATATCTCGAAAAGAGTCGAAGATCATGAATCTTCCGAACCACAAGCAGGTGGCTTCATGCGATACCTGATCACTACCCCGGAGCCCCGCTGGACTGGCGAAGTCGCCGGCGTCGCGTTCGCTCACGGCGAGGGCCTGGTCAACGATCCCGCCCCTCGGGTTCTGAACTACTTCCTGCGCAGGGGCTACGGCGTCGAGAAGCTCGACGGCGGCAAGGGGGAGGACACCGTCGTGTCCGAGGGTGCCTCGTCGCCCGGCAGCGGCCCGGACAATCTGCAGCACTCGCCTGGCACCTCTGTGGGCGCGGAGAAGGTCGAGCCGACTCCGTCTGAGATCGCGGACGAGATCAAGGACGCCAAGGACGCGGAGACCAAGAAGACCGGCACCTCTGGTCGCCGCGCGAGCACCAAGGAGGACGGCAAGTGACGACTCTCGGCCGATACCCGCGCGTTGTCCCGGACAGCCCCGCGCTTGACTACCCGTACAACGCGCTGCCTGGCGTCGACCAGGACACCTTCGTCCGGTCCAACATCGCTGTCACCCAGTGCACCAGCGACCTGACCGCGACCGGTACCGGTGTCGCGATCGGCACCCGCATCTTCCTGCGGAAGACCGACGTGGTCACCAACATCACGTTCGTGTCGGGCAACACCGCAGCAGCCACCCTGACGAACTGGTGGCACGCCCTGTACAGCCCAGCGGGCGCGCTGATCGCGCAGACCGCTGACCAGGGCAGCGCTGCGTGGGCGGCGAACACGGCGAAGAAGCTGGCCCTGTCGACCCCGTACACCGTGGCTGCTGACGGCTGGTACATCGTTGCCACCTCCACCACGGCCTCCACGGTGCAGACGATGATCGGGTGTGCGCCGATCGTCACGGCCACCGCGTCAGTGCACGCCGGCAGTCTCGCCCCGGGATTCACCTTCGGGTCGTCTCTGGCTGGTACCGCTCCGGCAACGACTGGCTCTCTGACCGCTGTCGCGAAGTGCCCGCTGGCCATCGTCTCCTAGGCAGCCTTCTGGAGGTGCCCAGATGGAGACTCATTTCTCAGTGAGGACTATGCCGTGACCGCGCTCGCTTCGACGGTGGACGCGATCAGGCTCGGCTACACGCTGCCCGCAGGCGATGCGGAGGCGCTCCTGCGGCGGGCGTCCGCTCGAATCCGGCGGGCAGCCAAGCAGCACATCAGCAGTATCACGTCCACAGTCCGCGTGCGGGTTGAAGGCGGCGTCGCAGTGCTGCCCGGCAATCCCATCACCGCGGTTACATCCGTCACTCAACTCACGGAGGACGGCGGTGCCGCGGTGACGGGGTGGCGGTGGGACGGCCGAGACCAAGTCCACGGCATCAACACCTCACCCACAACCAACCTGCCTGTCATGGCGCGCTGGCCGACCGATGTCTTGGTCACCTACACGCACGGCTGGACGACCATCCCTGACGAGCTGCTTGATCTGGTCTGCTCCATCGCAGCCCGGATCGGATCCGTCCCCGCCAGCGGCGGCATGGAAGCAGGCGTCAGATCCGAATCCATCGACGACTATTCCGTGACCTATGCGGTCGAGGCACTTGATGCTGCTTCGGGTCTTCTGCCGGGTGAGGAGGATGAGTTGCGCGCATTTCTCGGGTCGCCACCCTCGGCGTACGCGGTGAAGATCCGGTGAGTGTCGACGGGGTCCTCGCCCGCGGCCGGTCTGCGGCCTTGAATCTCATGCGGGATACCTGCACGGTCGAGCGTAAAGACGGCGCCCCTGTCTTCGACGAGATCACCGGCGAGACCGTGCAGGCGTGGGTCGTTATCCACACCGGAATCTGTCGGGTCAAGCCGCGCTCTCCCAACGAAACAGTGTGGGGTGAACGCGAAGTCACCCTGCACCAATACACGATCGGATTCCCCTGGGACGTCGACCCGGTATTCCGTCGCGAAGACCGGGTCACGATCACCGCATCCGATGACGACTGGCTGATCGGACGACGCCTCGAAGTTGTCGGCGCATCCCTAGCCGGCGTCTCAACAACGCGGCGAATCCTCGTCGAGGACAACGAGGGGTGATATGGCCGATCATGAGTTGGACTTCTCTGATCTGTTGAAACTGAAAGCAGACATTGAAGTCGATGCGCACCGACTGGCGGAGAAGGCGTACCCGGTCGCGAAGGAGTTCGCGGAGAAGCTGAAGAAAGACTGGCGGAAGAATGCACGCTTGACCGCCCGCCAGCACGGCAAGCACTACCCGCGGTCGATCACAGCTGAGCAGAAGTTCGTGCTCGACGGCCCCGATTGGGAGGTCGGCCCCGAGTCGGCGCTACCACAAGGCGGGATGGGCGCAGGTTTCGAGTACGGAGGCCCAACTCAGCCGCCGCACCTCGATGGCGCGCAGGCAGTTGCTGGGATCGAAGCGCCGTTCGAAGCTGCGGTCAAGAAGATCGCAGCGGAGTTTCTTCGGTGAACCCTCCGCTTGAGTCCCGGCCCCTTGTCAAAGCCTTGCTCACCATGCTGAACACCGGACTCGGCGCCACATGCTCGGTGTACTGGGCTGAAGCGCCGGATGGGCGGCTAACGAAGTACGCGGTCATGTACCCGGATACCGGTATGAAGTCGGCGCTTCATCGGACTCTCGCCAACAACGGCCCGGACGAGCTGCGTTACCAAATTACGTCCGTCGGCGCTGACCCTGAGCAGGCCATGTGGGTGGCGGACAAGGTCGCCCATGTTCTGCTCACCGCGGTCCCCGTTGTGGCAGGGCGCCGGGTCTGGCCAGCGATCGAAGAGAGCTCGCAGCCCATTCGTAGGGACGACACGAGCACGGGCCTGTTCTACGCCACAGCCCAATATTTGAGCCGCTCCGACCCAATCTGATTTTTCACTCGTTCCGGCCCGCCACCGTGCGGGCTTTTTTCATGCCCTGAGGAGAGCCCGTAGATGGCTACTTATTCAGCTGAGGCGATCACCGCTGGCGGCTTGGTTGCGACCATTCGCTCTGCTGCCGCTGGCGACAAGATCGTCCCTGACGCGAATGTGATCATCCGTGTCACGAACGGCTCCGGCGGCGAGGTCGATCTGACCATCGCCGCCTACGGCACTACGCGATACGGCTCGACGAACGCGGCCAAGGTCGTCTCAATCGCGGCGTCCGCCAATCGGGTGATCCCCCTGGGCTACCCCGAGTACATCAACCCGGCAGACGGGCTGATCGCGCTGACGTGGGAGTCCACCACCAGCGTCACCTACACCGTCGAGCGGGTGTAGCCGATGCCCCGCTACCTGGTCCGTGACCCGGCTACCCGCGAGTTCGAGATCGAAGAGTCAGCGATCCCGTTCTGGGAGCACCGCGAAGGCCACACGATCGTTGGCCCCGTTCTTGCGGCCGATGACAAGCCCGCCGCTGGCGATGCCCCCTCGGGTTCAGCGCAACCCGCCCCTGGCGAGCCCGCCCCGCCGGAGGAGTCCGGACCTCCCGTCGAGAGCAGCCCGGACAAGTCGCCGACAACCCCAAAGACCAGCACAAATCCCGGTAAGATCGTAGACAAGTAGAAGCCCGGCGACGACTGCAATCGTCCCGGGCGCGGCCGATCTAAGTAGGAGATCGACGTGCCTGAGCGTATCTGCTCTGTGCCCTCATGCCCAAAGCATGTCGCCAAGCGCGGCTGGTGCCAGGCGCACTATGCCCGATGGCAACGGACCGGCGACGTGGGCGCCGATACCCCTCTGCGTGGTGAGCGCAAGCCGTGCAGCGTCAAGGGCTGCGACAAGCTGTCCAGCGCGTTTGGTCTGTGCGTCATGCACGCTAGGCGACTCAAGGCAACGGGAGAGACCGGGCCTGCTGGGACAATTCGCACTCGCCAAATATGCACCGCGAAGAAGTGTGGGCGACCCGCAGTTGGCGGCGGGCTGTGCCTCATGCACTACCGGCGGAAACGGCGCACCGGCGAAGCGGAAGGGCTGACGCTGAACCGTCGTTTCTTCGACCACATCCTCAGGGAGGATGAGCGCGGCTGCTGGATCTGGGACAAGCCGCACCCCGAAACGGGGTACGGCCAGTTCCGTGGTGGCCTAGCTCACCGTTGGTCGTATGAGTTCTTTCGTGCAGAGATGCCGCAGGATCTCGACATCGATCACCTGTGCCGTAACAGGGCTTGCGTCAACGCGTGGCACATGGACCCCGTGCCGAGTGGGGTCAACATATTGCGGGGAGTCGGACCCTCCGCGATCAACGCTCGCAAGACTCACTGTCTGCGAGGCCATGAGTTCACTGACGCCAACACTTATCGGGCGCCCGGGAATCCGGGCACCCGTCACTGCCGCGCATGCATAGCTATCCGCGTGCGGCGCCAGCGCGCCAAGTAGTCACTAGCCGCCGACGCGGCGCCCTTCCTTAAGGACCCCAGGCATTGCCGGGGTCCTTTTGCTTTTCCCCACCTCTTTCAAGATCAATGCTGCCCATGCATGCGCAGCGTAGCCGAAAGGTGACGTACCGTGTCACAAATTTTGACCGATGGCAACACTCGCGTCACGTTCGTGCCCAGCATCGCGTCCATCACCGCACCGACCGTGGCGGAACTGACTGCTGTCGGCATCGTGGCGCTGGAGAATACCCTCACCGACGATGGCCTGAGCATCGAGTTCGACGAGGGTGTCGTGACCGGGCCCACGTTGGCGTCCGTTCAGGACTTCGAAGGCCCTGGCCGTATCAAGGCCAACATCGAGCTGACCGGGTATCGCGATTCCTCCCCGTCGTCGGACCGCATGTGGTCGGTCATGACGCGCGGCACCGCGGGTTACCTGGTGGTGCGTACTGGCATCGCTGCGACCACCGGATGGGCGGCCGGGCAGAAGGTGGACGTCTACGGTGTGACGTGTGGCGAGCGGCGCAAGCTGCCCGTCGAGCGCGAGTCGTACGAAAAGTTCTCGATCAAGATGTTCGCCTCCTCGACGTACAACATCGACTCCACCGTGGCGGCGTAGGTGGCCAAATTCTCAGACATCAAGGCCAAAGCCAAGCTGCCTGAACGGTCAGTACCCCTGTGTCTGACAGGTGACTTGCAGGGCCAGTTCGAGGACCTCGAACGGCAGCTGGATGAAGTCAGCGCCCGCCCCGGAGGGCGCACGATGGCCGGCGCGAGCGAGGAGGAGACGGCTCTCGCCAAGCGGATCGAAGCTCTCCGTCAGCAGATGGCCGACGAGGTTACCGTGTTCCGTCTGCGGGCTCTCCCCCGAGGCAAGTGGCGGGATCTGATGGCCGAGCACCCGCCGCGGCCGGAAGACAAAGCCGAAGGCAGCGTGTGCAACCTGGAGACGGGGCCTATCGCTGCTGTGGCCGCGTGCTGCGTGGACCCGCAGATGAGCATCCCCGAGGTGGAGGAGCTCGTCGACGAGATCCTCACCCAGGGGCAGTGGGACACCTTGTTTCAGCAGGTATTCCTTCTGAATCGGGTGAAGCATGACGTCCCTTCCTCGTCTGCCGCCTCCGGGATTCTGCGGAGCTCCACGAGGAGCTGACGCTTGCCCATGCCCTCCGCATTCCGCGGAGTCGGCTGCTCGGCCGCGAGCCGAGGGAGATCACGCGGCACCACTACAACAAGCAAGGACGGTTGGTCCGCTCCGTCACCACACGGGAGCCGGAGTGGACCGAAGAAGACGTGGCCTGGCACACCGCTTACCTGCGTGAGCAGAACAGCCGGTGTCCAGGCCCATGTGGTTTGCCGTTGGATGAGACCACAGACATGGCGAACGGCAGGCCCGTGCACACCTACAAGGTGCCCGCTCCTGCCCGCTGCCAGGCGTGCGACGTGCTCATTCAGGCGCAGGATGCCGCAGACAAGGACAAGGTCAAACGGCCGGGTGCTTTGCTGAGGCACATCGAGAGAACCTGTGACTGCTAGTGGACGCGCTCAAAAATGGCCTCACCGTTGATTTCGCCAACGAATCGGTAGCCTCTGGCGCCGGCGGCTTTCACAAGGTCTTCGAGGTAGATGAATCCGCCTCGCAGACGCCACACCACCTGGTGGTCGCCGTTGAACTTGAGGTCCAGACGCTGGTCGAGGGTTGGCGGCTCAACCCCATGGACGCCTTTCAGCCATCGGGTGAGGATGACGGCTGCCCGCCAGGCGAGGAATCCGCCGATACCTACTGCTGCGGCTAAGGCAAGGACCTCATTCGGCGCCATTCCGAACTCCTGTGTGCGCTGGAATCCCCCGATCCGCTGGCGATGATGCCACGCCACGTGCTCGACGCGCACTCATAACGGCTCATTTCCTCCTTGACCTGATGGGCGGTGAGTCCGATCGCGGAGCGCAGCGTCAGCATCAGAGTCCGTCTCAAGATCTCCGAATTCGAGGCGGGCTCCAACGGCATAAAGCGCAATCTGACCAGCGTAAACCGCAAGCTCGTTGAGACTGCGGGATTCGCCGCCGGTATGCGGAAGAAGCTCGAAGACGCCACCAAGAAGCTCCCGAAGATCGAGATCGACGCCAACAGCAAACCTGCGGAGATCAAGGTCGCGGAACTCCGGGCGAAGCTGGAGAAGCTGGCAGCCAAGGACATCCAGGTTGATGCCGACGTCACCCAGGCGCTCGTCGAGATGTCCGCGATCCAGCAGGAGCTCGAAGAGGTCGAGCGTGGCGCTTCGTTCGACGTCCGGGCTGATGTCGGGGCGGCCTTGGCTCAGCTGCGAAGTGTGCAGCAAGAGGTCAACCGGATCAACAACGAGACGGCGCGGGTAGGTGTTGACGCTGATACCGCGCAGGCGCAGCAGGAGGTAGCCGATCTCCGCCGGCGTTTGGACGAGCTCAACGCTCGCCGCCGCGTCGGTGTTGATCTGGACGCTGACGCGGCCAAGGCTGAGTTGTCCGCGATTCAGCGGGACCTGCAGCGGCTCAACGCGACCAGCGCGGATGTGAAAGTACGGGCGGACACCGCGCAGGCTCTGGCGCAGATCCGAGCGGTTGAGGCTGAGACGTCCCGCTTGAGCGGGCGGTCGGCGACTGTTGGCATTAAAGCAGACGGCTCTCAAGCGCTGCTCACTATCGCCGCGGTCGCTGCTGCGGTGGCGGCTTTGCCGGCGGCTGCGACGATCACTATTGGCGTCGGAGTTCTCGGTGGCGCATTCGCGGCAGCAGGTCTAGGCGCCGCGGGATTCGCCGCTGCCGCGGTGCCGGCGATCGGCAGGGTGAACGAGGCGCTCAAGGAAACAGAGTCCGCGGCGGGTGGCGCGGGCGGCGCGATGAAGAGCGCAGCCCAGAAGGCTCTGGAGTCGGCTCAGAAGGCGTTGAGTCTGGCGACCGCGCAGGACGCTGTGGCGGACGCGGCCGAACGAGTCAAGGGCGCTCAGCGCGGTGTGAAAGACGCCCTGGATGGCGTGAGCCGGGCGAAGGCCGACGTAGCGAGGGTGGCTGAGGATGCGGCTGCCCGGCAGGTGCAGGCCGCTGCCCGTATCGGAGACGCCGAACGGTCCGTGCAGGACGCTCACCGGGCCACACAGCGGGCCATCGAGGACCTGACGCGGGCACGGGAGCGCGCCCAGGAACGTCTCGAAGACCTCGCCCTGGCGACCGAAGGCGGAGCCCTGTCGGAGGAGCGGGCGCAGATCAGTATCCGCCGGGCAGAGGCCGATCTAGCCCGGACGAACGCCGACCCGAGGGCCAGCCAGCTCGACCGCGAAGACGCCGCGCTGAGGCTGCGTGAGGCTGAGTTCGCGTTGAAGCGGCTCAAGGAAAGCAACGCTGACCTCGCCAAAGAACGGGCTGAGGCCGACGCTAAAGGCGTCGAGGGATCCGATGAGGTCGTCGCCGCCAAGGAGCGCATCATCGCCGCGCAGCGCGCCGAAAGCGACGCCGAGCGGAACCTCGCGGCTGCTCGCGCCGACGCGGCACGTACTGCGGTCGACGGCGCTAAGGCCATTGCCGAGGCGCAGTCCCGGGTTGGAGAGGCGCATCTCAAGGTCGCGGAGGCGCAAAAGGATCTTGTTCGGGCGCAGCGGGACGCGCTGCGAGCCGCCCAAAGATTGAAGATCGAACAGCTTCAACAGAAGGTTGCGCTGGAGCAGGCTGGCGGCGCCGCTGGCGGCGCTGCGTCGAAGATGTCCAAGCTCAGCAAGGCAGAGCAGGAACTCGCCAAGGACATCAAGGCTTTCGCCGACAACTACGAGAAGTGGCAGCAGTCTCTACAGCCGGACATCTTCCCGGCGATCCGCGGCGGCATGGATCTCCTAACAACCGGCATGGAAATCGGCACGCCGCTGATCAAGGCCAGTGCGTTCGCACTCGGCACCCTCGCGGAGAAGGCCAACGCGGGCTTGAAGAGCCAGCAGTGGGCCGACTTTTTCGACACGATGACCCGAATGGCGCCTTTGGCCATTGATGGCCTCGGCACCTCGGTCGGGAATCTCCTCGGCGGCCTCGCCGGAATCTTCGAAGCCATGGCGCCGAAGACCGCCGACGTCCTGACCTGGCTGAAGGACATCACCCAGGAATTCGAAACCTGGGGTCAGAGTCTTTCGACGGATACCGGTTTCGCGAAGTTCATGACCTACGTGGAGACGAATGCTCCCAAGGTGCAACAGCTCGTCGGCAACCTTGGGACAACCATCGGAAACATCCTGTCCGGTTTGTCCGAGCCGGGCGCTGGCCTGCTGGACTTCTTCGTGGGGCTGTCGGATGCCCTGGCGAAGATGACTCCGGAGCAGTACGAGGCGATCGCCAAAGCGATCGGCTTGATCGTCGCTGCGGCCAAACTCGGCATGAGCCTCAAACTGGGCGTGTTCCTGGTCCTGGCCGACAACCTGAGCAAGCTCTCACCTGGTCAGATCGAAGCGGTAGCGCTCGCGATCACCGGCCTGATCGTCGCGGCGAAGGCCGGTCAGGCTATCAGCGCCGTCGCCGGCGTCTGGTCCAATCTGGGTGGCAGCATCGACAAGGTCGGCGATGCCGCGACCCGCAACAAGGGCAAGCTCGCCGGACTCGCCGAGCTGGGAGGTGCTGCGGCTGGAGCCCTGGCGGTAACCACTGGGCTGGGCATGCTGGACAAGCAGCTCAACGGTCTGGACACGAAACTCGGCGCCATGTCGTCTGAGCTGTCGGAGTTCGGGAAGACGGGGCAGCTCAGCGGCAAAATGGCCGAGCAGTGGGGCGACTCTCTCGACACTGTGGTCAAGGATGTCGACTCCTGGGGTGAAGCGCTCGGCCGTGCCAGCGGTACGAGCGAGTCGTTCCGTGAGGCGGTTAGTCGTCTGGCGAACCCGGGCCCGCTGGAGGGGTTCAAGACCAGCTATCTCGGTTTGCTGAACGTGGTGACGCTCGGCACGACAGAGTTCGACAAGAGCGCCGAGCAGATCGGGTTCATGGACCAGGAGCTCGCCAACCTGCTTGCCAACGGTCGGGCGGGTGAGGCTCAGCAGGCGTTCGCTCGGTTCGCCAAGGAAGCCGAAGCGATGGGCGTACCGGTTTCGAAGTTGAAGGAGATCTTCCCCCAGTACACCCAGGCTGTTGCCACCGCTGGGGAAGCGTCTACAACTGCTGCCGGCGGGATCGATGAAGCCAAGCAGAAGATGGATGGCCTGCAGCAGTCCATGGACACCTTCGCGGGCCGTACGGATGCGCTACAGGCCATCCGGAACATGGAGCGCGCCTTCAAGGATGCAGCGTCGGCGATCGAGGCGAGCAACGGCAAGCTGTCGATCAGCCGCGGCATGACGGACCAGCAGCGAGACGCGGTCATCCGAGCCCGGGAGTCGTTCGCTGGCTACATCGAGTCGATTCGGACTGCGGCGGATGGGGCGGCGACTCTGTCCGGCAAGACCAGCGACGGCACGCGGGCGGTGCTGGAGCAGCTGCCGAAGCTCGCCGAGTTGGCGGGCAAGTCCAGCGAGGCGAAGTCTCAGATTCTGCTGCTCGCTGCGGCGTACGGCATCTCCGCGCAGGACGCCGAGAAGGCCATGAAGGGCGGTAAGGATCTGCGGGATGTCCTCGCAGAGTTGAAGTCGAAGCAAATCAAGATCGACATGGATACGGCGGACGCTGAGGCCAGGCTGAAGGTTGTTGCCCGCCAGTTGGAGGACCTGCAGAGGCGAGCTCAGCTGAAGCTCGTGGGCGGTGACAACCCGACCTCTGCCCGCGGTAACGCGTGGGGTGGTATCCAGTACGCCGATGGCCGCCCCGACTACATGGCGGCCGGCGGGATCAGGTCTCTGGGGTCGTCGCCGTCGGCGATGATCGCCCGCACCCCGTACATGATCAGTGGCCGGAGCGGGCCCGACGTCGTGTTCGGCGAGGCCGGCATGGAAGCGTACATCCCGTTGTCCACGGGCAAGCGTGACCGCGGCCTGCAGATCTTGCAGGAAGCCGCCGGGATCATGGGCATGGCGGTGGTGCCGAACAAGCTCCAAGCCGCACCCACCAGCGGCGGCGGTGGCGGGTCGATTCCCGGTAGCGGGGCCGCGTCGGTGACCGTCACCGGCGTCGACGCGTTGCGCTCCAGCCTGGACACCACCGCGGTTGGTCTCACCGCGTCCCTCGGCGGAGCCACCACCACCCTGGACGCCACCCTCGGCAACGCCGGCACGCTCACCTCGTCCCTGACCGGGGTGGGGGAGGCGGCTGGGTATCTCGCTGGGGAGGTGACCGGCTGGGGTGAGGTCATCGCCACAGAGGTGCCGCCGTTGACGGACGCGGTGATGCTGCTCGGCGACGCTGTCTCCGCTGCGGCTGCTGCTGCCGGGTCCAAGGGCAACACCGGATCGAAGGGCGACGAACGCTCTCCTCGCGGGTCGTCAAGCAACTCCAAGGGCAACGTGGGGTCCAAGGGAGACGAACGCTCTCCGAGGGACGCAGCGAAGAAGCCTGCGGAGCCGAAGAAGGTCGCGATTCTGGGCGCTACGAGTGGCACATCGTCCGGGGTGGTGCTGACCAGCGGCGCAGTGAACTGGTCTCAGGTCTCACGGCCAGTGCAGTCGTCGTATGCCGGTAGCTCAGCCGCGTATAACACCGCGCCGGGCGGGTCCTCGCCTGCTGCTGGCGGGTCCTCGCCGACGTCGGGCGGCGGTGATGTGCACGTGCACGGCATGGTCGTCCGCTCCGAGGCTGACATTTCTGCTGTGGCCGCTCAGCTTTCGATGCGGCGCCATAACCGGGGCTGACCGCCCCTATCAAACCCAATCAGGTAGGAGGCGGTTTTCAGTCATGCCTTATGACCCTGAGGTTGACGGTTCGTACGGGTCCTGGCTGCGCGGTGGAGCACCGCTCGGCCAGGGCCGCACCACAGACGTCGTCGTCGGCGAGCGGACGTGGGTGACCCGAGACGAGGTCGTTGAGGGCCGCACCTCCGAGGGGGGCCGCTACCAGCGGCGCCGTGACCAGCTCGGCAACGACGTCATCCGAGAGACCACCCCGCAGGGCCGGGAGCGTCAGCACGTCCGCATCAATCTTCGTTAGGAGGCGCTCGTGGCGATCACCCGTGACGGCGTGTTCGTAGACCCCCAAGTCAAACTCCACAACGGTGACCTCACCCTCGACCTGGGAGACACCACTCCAGGCGTGTACATGGGGGCGTTGTGGACCGGGGACGTCACCCCGGATTTCTCCCAGGCCACCCCGACGTATGGGGTGGCGCCCTGGGACGACGGGGAGTCGTCCGGTCCTGGTTACACGGCAGGCGGCCAACCCATCGAA